CCCGTATTCAATTTTTATTATCCTACTACTATACCTGACAATGCAGAGTCTAGTGTACCATCTGTTGATTGGATCTCGTCCATCGGTTGTGGTTCTAATCCTTGGAAAGTAAGAGCATATTGGTTAGCATCTCCAAAAGTTGTTCCGGAAGTTGCTGAACCTGCTGATAAGGTTGCTCCTCTATATCTTCCAACCATAAAGAATTTTCCTGTGTAAGGATCTTCTTCACCGTTGTTAGTTTCTACAATAATCTTTAAGTTAGGGTTTTGAGCCAATACTTTTACTTGATTTCTAATAGAAGCTTGAAGTTTGTGAAAAGCAGCATTAACAGTTTGTTCGTAGTATACCGTACCGTTCTCTAAAGATGGTGTCGGTGCTTCGGTTAAATCTCCTGTATTCTTAGTTAACTCATACTTAAAGAAAGTACCTGAACCAGATATTGCAGTAATTTGACCGTCAAGTACTTCTGTGATTGTATCGATAGATCCAGATAAGATAAAGATGTTCTTTATACCTCCGGAATTGTCTCTACAACCTAAAGTAAATCCTGATGTAATATCACAAGCCATATTAATGTTGTTTTAAAGTGTTAATAAAAGGGGCCTAATTAAAGACCCCTCTTTAAGTATTCTATTAGACTGCTTTGTTAGTAAGTACGTACTCTGGGAAAGCAATAGCTCCACCTAACTTACTTTTCAATCTGTGCTTCAATTGGTCGCTGTTAATGTCATACCACATAGAGAAGTTATCTTCATCTGTGATAGCATCTACACCAACTACAGCATATGCATCCGGCATTAAACAGATTCTTCCATCTGTGATACCTGGTGTTCCAACTACTTTTACATTAGCAAAAGGATATTGAGACATTAATTCTCCTGAAGCAGCTCCGTTTCCGTCAACTGATCCTGGGTAGTAGTTATTTGTTTTTCTTAATGCAGCGATGTAGTGTCTGAAATCAGATACTCCCATCCATATTGTTAAGTCATCTCTATCAGCAATATCAGAGTTGATAGTAGCAATGTACTCATCTAAGATATCTAATGCAGTTGTTGAGTTGAAAGATCCAGTTCCAGCAGGTACTAAAACAGCTCCAGCTGCTACAGAAGATCCTGATCCAAATGCTGTTCCAGCTGCATCCCATAAGAAATTGTCATCTAATCTCTTTACTTGGTTTACAATTTGAGAAGAATAAATCTCAGCAAGTTTGAAAGTTTCATTGTATGAACCTTGCTCTAATTGAGAAATACCTAATGATTTAGTATTCAACTCATCTAAACAAAGACCATCGTAAGATGTTCTTGGTGTTACAGTAATCACTTGTTGTGTTGCAGTGAATGATCCTGTTGGTGAAGATACACAGTTACCGTTTTGTAATGTTACAGATGTATCAAAAATTTGTAAAGGCTCTTGGTATTTGATGCCTTCTTGAACTGGTAGTACTGAAGTTGTATATCCTTCAAAGATCATTTTTGGTACGATCCTACCAGCTGTTTCGTTATTCCAGTCTGCTAATGCAGCTACGTTTAATCCAGCCATTTTATGTGAATTTTAATTTTGGTTTAATAATTATTTGTTTCCGTTAAGGATTTGTTCGTAACGAGCTTTATTTCTATTGAATGTTTTATCCAATGCTTTTAAAGGGTCACTTCCTGATTTTGAGAATTTACTCTCTGATGAAGGTTTAGCAGCAGGTTCTGCAGCATAATGTTTCTTCATTTTCTCTTCCATTTCAGCCATTTTCTTCTTTAGTGCTTCTAATTCAGGAGCAACTACTTCAGCAATAGCTTCTACGATAGCTTCTTTTACATCCATACCTTCTTCCATAGTTTCTTCAACTACGTCTTCTAATACGTCTTCTTCAGCCATCTCTACTTCTTCAGTAGACATTTCTTCTGATACAGGAGTAGCTTCTTCTTCTAAAGATCCTTCTCCTTCTGCATCTGGGTGTTTTACACCGGTAATCTTTCCTTCACCATCTACAGTGATAACGATACCTGACTCAGTAGTATGACTTCCTGAGGGCGCCAATACGTGAGCATTCTCCTCGGTAATTACGTGAAGTTCTTGACCCACTTCAAAATCAGCATCAACCATATTGGTAATTTTCGTACCATCGGCTAATGTTGCTTCTGTAAATGTTTCTTTAACTTCTGTATCCACTAAAGTTTGTTCGTTCATTTCTGCAAGGTTGAAGTATTTTTTAACGATGTCTTTTAATTC